CAAATAGTCTAAAAAAATAAAAACTGTGTATAACTTTTTTATTTTTTCTGTTTTTGTGATATAGTACTTACATAGTTTGGACAAGAAACTATCGTTTTAATATTAAAACACCAATATCCTTGTCCGATATTGGTGTTTTATAATTTATGAAAAAAACAAATTTGAAAGAAGAAGAAAGATTTTTATCTCACATTAGTAAAAAAACAAACGGTTGTTGGGAGTGGACTGCTTCTAAATTCCATAATGGATATGGGGCTTTCAAATTTAATGGAAAAGTAGGTAAAGCCCATAGATTCTCTTATGAATTTTATAAAGGAAAATAGATAGAGAAAAATTGATTTGTCATCATTGCGATTTTCCACAATGTGTGAACCCAGACCATTTATTCCAAGGAACGCAAAAAGATAATATGGATGATATGTATCACAAGAACAGAGGAGCACACCCAAAAAGCCTATTTACTGAATACAAATGCAGAATTACTCCAAAAGAAATAATGAATGAAATTAACTTTATGAAAAAAGTGATAAATGGGGAAATAAAAATATAATTTTAAAAAACACCCCGCGGCCGCAAGGTGTTTTATATCCTTCTCAATGACAAGTAACCATCAGAAGGCGCTAGGTTGTACTTTTATTATACTACGAGTTCAAAACATCATCAAGTTTCTTCATGCTTATTTCGCTCATCCCGCAACCAAAGAGCTTTTCTTCCGCTCTCTCCATAGATTTTTCAATGGAAGAAGAGTACGAAGTATTCACAGAGGAGAATACGGTAAAGATAAGTTCTCGTATGTATGCCGCTTCAAGGCGGGTGTATCCGCGCTCGTTAAAAGTTCTCTCTACCACGGCAATAGCGTCCTCTTCTGTGCATGTCGAGTCTTTGAGTATTGAGAAAATTTCTTTTGCTACACGGTTATATTCGTCTTCTTTTACTTCGGCAATTTCCGCTTTTTGGATAGCATCGCCAAGGAACGTCAAACTCTTCAACATGGTCTTAAATAGGTGTGAAGTTTCCGTTGTCAAATTCAAATCAGCATCACGAGACTTCTTCAAGATAGCGAGCACTGCTTCATCGAGGTTTCGTTTCCCGTCAACTTCTTCCGGGAACATAAGGTCGGCAAGGTCGATAAGGCATGCCTCTGCGAGCGGACCTATTTTTTCTTCTCGGAGTTTATCGAGGTCTACTGAGGCCGCTTCATTTTCAATTTTTTGCACCGCTTCTTCTCCGAGCTCGGCGACCATTTCTTCTCTCGTTTTCAATACGGTAGTTTCGTCAACCCCAGCCGCGCTCATTTCGTCGGTGATCATTTCCGACGGCATTGTTTTTTGTTCTTCCATTTTAGTTACAATATTTACTGTCAATCTCCACCGGTTCGGCGAATCCCGGTACTTGGAGCTTAAATTTCAAATCGGTATACACGACGTATCCGTCAACGGTTTCTCCTGTTTCGATGAGACCGTGCTGAGGATCATAGGTGCGCACACTCATTTCCTCTCCGGTTGGTACTTCTCTCAAAGTTCTTTTTTCTTCAAGAATTTTGCAAACAACCGGCTCACTTTTATTTATGAGATCAAGCAAAGGTACCGACTCAGCAAGAAGTTTACCGTCTTTTCCTTTTTCCTTTCCGAGAAAAATAACGTCAATTCTGTCCACTATTTGCGGGGTAATTCCGCTTTTATCGATGGTCTGATACGCTCCACGGCTCGTATATCCAACAACAATTCCCTTATTCTCAATGTCTCCGGCGATGGGATATTTTCTCAAGAATACCGTTCTGAATTTCGGAGAAAAATCTTTTTTCTTACGAAGCTTCGGTCCTTCGTCTTCTTCTTTTTCGTTCATTTGTTCGATACCGGCGAGTTTTGCCTCGAAGTCAACATTCTTTTTTTCGAGTGCCGCCATCTGTTCCTGCATCTCCGCAATGAGTTTTGCTGGAACTTCTATTTTTTTATCGTCTGCCATAAATTATTGTTTAGGTGCTTCTAATATAAAGCCAAGTTCTTTTGCGCCGGCTTTTCCTTGTTCCGTATCGCCAAACCCTTTCTCTGTACTTCCCGGAATCACTGGCGGCATGTATCCTCCGGAGAACCCTCCGACGGTTGCGATTGGGTTCGTCGGTTTGTGTCCTATCGCTCCGATAACCGTATTCGCTTTGAGTTCAATTTGCTCAGGCGTCAGGGCTTCGATATTGATGAGATTCCACATATCCTTCGCTTTTTTAAAAGCCTCCGGATCTGTTCCCACCTTCCCATGAAGAACCGAATCAACCTGCGCTTCATACTGAGTCTTTCGAAGATTTTTGTTTTCCTCCATTTGCTCATGCAAGAACAAACTGTTATCATACGCCGTTTTCTCAGCTATACTCAATTTCGCGAGCGTATCTTCATTCAACTTGCGAAACTGTTTAAATTCACCGGCTCTCTCGGCGAGAGCTTTGCGCGCTTCGTCGCGCTCTTGTTGTATCTTTTCCATCTCGGTAAGCTTCGGAGCGTATTCGGCTTCTTTGGCGGCAATCTTCGCTTGCACGTCCTCGGCCGTATACACCTCCACGGTCTCACCGGCACCATTTACTATATTCATTTTTAAATTTAAATTATCCAATAAGGAATAGTGTCGTTACCCTCGCGAGTAAAGTTCGACCACACTATTCTTCCACCACTTTTGTTCCATCAAATTCTCCCGGACGTCTCTGTCTTTCTTCGTACATGTTGTAAAGAGTTTTTACTTCCTGCCTTAATACTTCCATAGTGCAGACAGCACCTTGGCCAAACAATAAATCTTCTCTGTTTCTCCCCTTTTTAAAACTTATATTTCCCTGACTGTTAGCAATCCATTCTGTCATTTTACGAAAAGAAGGATCGTTGTGTTGTTGATACCCCCATTGCATCATCATAAATTGTGACGGGCCATCCATATCTTCGTATGGACGGTTATATTCTTTGAGAAAATCTATATTGTATTTTTTGAGAGCCAAATCCAACGGATCAAGTTGCAAAACTATGTCAGCCACACGCTGACTGATTTTCGCTTCCGAAAATTCCGCACGTTTTTCAATAGTGTTGAAAACGTCGGGTGCAATAAAACGGGCGATTTTCTCACGTAGTTCTTTAAACATTATTTTTTCATAATATTAGCCATTCCACTCATCGGATTCGCGCTCATAGAAGCGCCGACACCGGCTCTTCCTGGAGCTCCGGTTCCCGGAAGTTCTCCGGTTCCTCCGTTTTGAATGTCTTTTTGTTGAGCGGCTTGCACAGCTTGTTGCTTTTGTTGCATTTCTGTTTCGGAAATGAACCACGTGTCGAAGTCGTTTCCAGTCAGCGCCGAGAACTTATGTTTGAGTCGAGCGACGTTCAATGAGTCTGGTCCGAAGAACGCCGTCGCGTCCGCGATCTGCTTCGCGAAGAGCATATAAGAAAGCGGGTCGCTTCCGTTCGGTACCGGCACGCATGAGTAGTACCAATTCAATTTCAGTTCCCTAAACATCTTCGGGTTCAAGTACGCGGTCCGCACTTCTCCCTTTCCGTCTTTCTTCGCATTGATGTCTTCCTGAGCGACGTCCATAGAGCTCATCGTTGTCTTCGGAGTGAATACGATTCTCTTGGTCGCCGGTTGTCCGCCATCGGCAGTTGAAGGCAAGTTGACGGTTCGATATTTTTCAATTATTTGCCCTTTGAGCGTATCGATCTGCGTGTCTATAGGTTTCGTCCAGTTCTTAGCAATGTTGTATGTACGCAACCAGTTGAGTTGATTTTCACCGGAGATGATTCCGTCAAACATCGAAGCAACCTTGAGAGACATAGCCCCTTGTTCGTTGATGTCTTGTGTAGCAGTTTTCTCCACCGCGTTATTATTTATTCCTTGGAATGAACGCTCGACACTGTTCTTGTCGAGTTCTTTTTTAACAAGCTCGTACATAGAGAAGTCAGCTTGAGAAGGACCTTGATAGTTCGGCAAAACGGGGAAGAGGTCTCCGTCACGAATATCGTTAATGACCGTTCCCGGTTCAGTTACTTCCTGTCCAAAATTCCTTCCGCTCTTGTTGCCGAGTGTAGGTTTCGCCTGCTGTTTCAACCGTCCAATCATGAGCTTTATGAACATGTTTTCCACATCCGCCAGCACTCGCATTTTACCGGGTTGTGACTTCGAGTACGCGAAGTCGTGCATCGGTTCAAGGTCGTATTTAGCAAAAGGAATAGCTCCGCTCGGAGAAACTTCCGTCAGAGGATACCCACTCACCATAGTCTTCTCCATTCCGTTCTCTGTTGTCTTTTTCTCCTGTATGGGGAGCATGTCGATACCGTTGATGGTGATAGCAAACTCGTTCATTATCGGATCGTAGTATCGCAAGATTTCGCAGTAATTCAAAGTGACAGGTCGCAACGTCCAGAATGCCGCATAGAGAGCATTCGTTGAAACCTCAGGAGTCCAAACGATAGTGTTCGGAACATACTTCCACATCGCCCATTCTCCGAAGAGCTGCTTCGTCATTTCATACGACTCGTATTCAACCGTGAAAAAGTACGGCTGTCCGAGAGGGCCGTTCATAAAGAATTTTCGAATGTCTCCGAAGTAGCACTTTCGCAAGTCCCATAGTTTCGCCATGCAACCGTCGTACTGTTTGACACGTTTCTCGCTCCACGTGCCGTCCTCATTCATTATTTTCTCGTTGATCCATCGTTCTACCCACAAGTCTTCAACGAGCGCGGTACCAAAAGAAACCATCGAGCGATAAATAAGTTTCGCTTTGTCTTTATATGACTCGATGAGCTTTGATTTGCGCACCAAGTCTTCCGCCGTGTCAGCCATTTCTTCGTTCTGTTCGTCTTCGTCATCGAAACACTGAGCGACCGGTTCAAATGAATACTTGCACGCGTATTCCACGAGTGTAGTATCTTTGTCGCGTATGGAGCCGGTATTGATTGAAGTGTCTTGTTTGTTTTTCCGAGGAGCGATGTATTGGTCGTCATGTCTTTTCAAGACCTCCATGTATTGAAGGAATCCCATACCGTCCCATTCGTCGCGAATCATATCGCGAACGTCACGGGCGGCGATGAGGCGCTGACGGCGGAACTGAATATACTTTTTTACCGCCTCCGAATAATCCGGCTGCGGAAAATCACGCTGTACATTGTCAGGATGTAAAGTTTGTGCTCCTGTGATCGGCGTATTTGGTGGCATATATTTAGTGTTTTGTCAAATTATTTGTTAATTTTACGGCCATAAGTATCAGTTTTTTTATGGCACTCCTTACATAAGGTCCTTCCATTATCAATAGCAAAGCGTAATTCAGGAAAATCTTTAAATGATTTTATATGATCTGCCTCGATACGACCACCCATTTTACCGCACCAGATACAAGTGTAACCATCTCTCTTAAAAACTGATTCACGCCAAAGCCTATATTCAACACTGTGTCTTATTGCTTTGTTTATTGGAGTAACACCGCCTTTCCATAAATGTGATTTTTCACCGCGACGAGAATCAGCCATTTTTATTCTAAATTCAGGAGTAAAAAATTTTTTTACGCTTTCACTTCTTTTTTTTCTTGTTTCTTCTGAAATTTTTGGTCTGTTTTTTGAAGAGATACTCATTTTTGAACGTACTTCCGGTGTAAAAGATTTTTTGACACCATCACTTATTTTCTTTTTAGTTTCTTCGGATTGATGTTTACCAAAAAGAGGATGTTTTTCTCCTGATTGTTTTCCTTTTCCAGAAATACTTAATTTCTTTTTATGTTCATCAGATAATTTATGTCCTTTTGTGTGATGGTTTCCTTTCATCTGATTAGAGGTAAAGCAAGAACGACATAGACCACTCCACTTTTTTAGATATTCAGTTCTTACCATCTTTTCAACACCACAAGAAGAACAATTCTTTTTTAAAAAATAACTACCATTTATACAAATAAATTTTGTTGCGTTCTTTCGCATATCTTAATTATAGCACATTTATGTTTTGTCAACACTGTTGATAACTATTCCACCGCGCACCCCGGATCAAAGTCTCGCGTCACTTCTTCGTTCCTTCTCTTCTCCGCTTCAGTGAGAGGCAACCGCATAGGCCGCAAAAAAGTCATAGACAAAGCGTCGGAGTAGTCCGGCGACTTCACTCCGCGCTTCTTCATGTCCACCTTCGGCTCAATCTGTATCTTCGCGCCGTTCCTTCGGTACTTCATAGCCATAAGATCGCCTTTCAGTCCTGCGTGGACATCAACGACACCGCCAAGCTGTATCCACTGTCGCGTTTTCCAGTATGCTTCCGACCGCTGATTCGTATAAAGCTCTCTCTCATTTTCATTCTCGCATTGATTCCCCGTATTCACGGGAGACACTCGACCTTTCCCCTGAGTCATTAAAGCAATTTCCTGCGACACATTATGCCCGACACCGAACGCGTCCACCACAATATCGCGATAGTCCGTAACCGGTATTCCATACTGTTCCGCCAATGTTATTGTCTTCGCAGCGATTCCCTCCGGAGTCGAAACGGCTTCTTCGTGGACCACAACGGCGCGCACACGGTCCCGTACCACCCACACCGACTTGTCGTCTCCGTCCCCAGCGCAGTCAACCCCCATCATCCGATGCCCGATAAACAACCGCGCCGTCGTGTCCTCGATATGCTCCGTTCGAATGTCACGATCCGAGAGCAACGGTATGTACCCCTTGTCGTCCATGACACCAACATTCGGAAACATCCCCGCGATGTTCACCCGATACTCCGTTACCGACAAGTAGTCCTTCGGTTCAACACTCTTGCAGTACTCGTCGATAACCGTCTGCACGAACGCCATGTCAACCACCGGTGAGTCCAAAGAAGAGAAAGACAAGTTCTGATACTCTCCGCTGTTCTCATTGTGAGACCGATAGAACCTCCCCTCCGCGCGCGTACCATTCGATATCATAATCGTAAACGCATTCCCGGAAGTAAAGATACCGTCACCCATTTCAAACACCTTCTCGTCAACCGCCGATGCTTCGTCAATTATTGACATAATGTTTTCACTGTGAACACCCGACAACGCCTCAGGTCTGTCCTTCGAAGCAGTCTTCGCCCGAGCGTACCATTGATCCGGCAGTTCCTTCATTCGAACAAACGAAGAAGACCACACGAACTTCTCCGCATACGCAGGGTGTTTCGCTTTCATCTTCTCGATCCACATCGCGAGCTCCTTCCACAGCGCGTCATTTAACTGCGTCGCCGTAACAGCAGTGCACGGCAAGCATGCCCGAGGAAAGCAAAAAAGAAACCACAACACAATAATGGCTAATATACTTGATTTTCCAATACCACGCCCTGACACGATAGAGATTTTATGCGACGCCTTCCCCGCCACAGCCTTCTCCAAACACAAAAGTATTATCGTCTGTTGCCAAGTCAAATGCTTCCCGCGCTCAAACGCGCCGAACCAGTTTTTATTAACCTTCCTGAGAAACTCCTTCCAGTCCTCTCCCTCTAAGTACTGCCCCAGTTTCCACCGCACCTCATACTCCGGAAGTATCGGTTGCGGTTCCATATCAAATATCTTCCGACAAAAGTATATCGGAGACCTCTGCATCCGCGCGTACTCGATAGCCTCTTGTTTTAGGTTTGGGTTTTGCATAATTATATTTCAGCCAATAAATCATCCTCAATATCAATATTCCCCGACCCTGAATACAGCGCGTCTCGACGCCTTTCCTCCATAGAAGGACTCTTCGGTCGCACCGTGCGCGTTTCCCCACCCTCCAGTATCTCATAGTCCGCCGGCGTCAACTTCTTTACCTCAGAAGCCAAGTCAAGCAAAGAAAACGACCCCGTCAGATTCATCTCCACCCGCTCCGCCGCCTTTCCTCGAGTACGATCGAGGAGGTCCTTGATGGCCGCCAAGTTCGGGTCCTTCGCGTCAATGTAGTAGTATATCACCCGTTCATCTTCCTTCCCCTCCGTTCCTGGAACCAACACCTCCGAGTTGTTCACCATAGCATCCATAGCCACCACCTGCTCATCAGGATCCGTCACGCGCCGATGCAGAATCTTCCCGGAGTCATTCGTGTACTGCTTTAGGATATGCACCGTCCCCAAAGCCAAACGCAGTTCCGCATACAAAAGTTTCATCGTGTTCGCGTACACACCCTCATCATAGTCCGTGATAGATCGATCACGTGCCTCTTGGAGGTTACGTATATTCTCAGGGAGTTTATAGGCCATTATTTTTGTTTATATGTATAAGGGTTATAATTCTTTATCATTTTCTCCTGTTCTTCCGACCGAGTACGCGCATCCGTTTTAGCTTTCACCTTTTTTGCATAATAGTGGATCAAAGCACTCACCGTCTTATGGCGTATATACCCCTCGCACCACAAATCCTCCGCATACCTTTGAAGAGCAGCGTAGTCAACCTTTTTTATTTTCAATTTAAGAAGACAATACTCTTTCGGATCAAATTCTTGATATGGCATGAGTGTTTTCTTTGTTAGCATAACAATAATTTTCAAAAGAAAGGCGGCACACAACCGAGAAGTTACCAGGTAGCTTGTTCTTCTTGTTTTTTACCCAGGAATCCACGTCAGACTGAGAGATATCCGGATTCATCTGGTACAAAATCAGCGGGTAGGGAGTTTTCATACACTCCGAGTATTTTTTTAGTTTCGTATTAAGACACCCCCAAAAGCTTTGCTTGTCTTTTGGGAAGAACACGTCTATGGCAAAGTCACCCTTCTTCGAATAGACGAAGAAGTCGTACCGGGAAAAAGTATCCTCGATGTGAGCCTCTCTGTGAACGCACTGTTTTCCGAAGAGAGTGACGAGGAATTTATGCACCTCTTGTTCATTGTCATAAGAACGTGATATTGCGTTGTGGGCAGATGCAGTACGTGATGAGTCTGTACGAAGGTCTGTTACCTCGAGTCCAAGAAGGCGCCGAGTGGCAAGGAGACCACCGAAGTGACGGTCAAAGAACTTCGTGGAAGGGAAATAAGGAGTGTTATTGATATCTACACCAGTGGGATATCTGCCGTTTTCTGTGTAGAATCTTTGGAAGAGAGGAAGTATATCTACTAGGATATCTGGATTATTTGTGAGGCCACGAGAAGGAAGATAGGTGGCTTCTTGTTGTTTGATGGTGGTTTCTTGTTGTTTG